AGAATCGGCAGGACATGGGCGCTCGCGTTTTACAAGGCGTCACCTACGCGCCGGGCGAGGGCGTGCTGGTCGCGCGGGCGGGCGAGGTTTACGCGAACCTGTGGCGCGACGCGCGGCCGGCGGGCGCGGCGGGCGACGCGACGCCGTGGCTGCGGCACGTCGAGCGGATGGTGCCTGACGCGGCCGAGCGCGAGCACGTGCTCAATTGGATGGCGTTCAAAGTGCAGCGCTCAAACGTCAAGATCAATCACGGCGTGTTGCATGGCGGCTTTCCCGGCAGTGGGAAAGACACTATGTGGGAACCGTTCTTGTACGCGGTCGGCGGTAGCTCGAAAGAGAACATCGCGACGGTCAAAAATGAGGAATTGAACAGCCAATGGGGCTACAGCCTGATGTCCGAGGTGCTGGTCATCAATGAGCTGCGCCAGACCGAGGTCAGCGACCGGCGCGCGCTCGAGAACCGGCTGAAGCCCCTACTGGCGGCGCCGCCGGAGTTGCTTTCGGTGAACCGGAAAGGCTTGCACCCGTTCGACGCGCTGAACCGATTGAGCGTTGTCGCGTTCAGCAATGAGCGGATGGCAATCACACTGACGTCAGACGATCGGCGCTGGTTTGTTCTGTGGTCCGACGCCGGCAAGATGGACCCTGCTGAGGCCGAGCGGCTGTGGAACTGGTACGCGGCGGGCGGTCGCGATATCGTCGCGGCTTGGCTGCGCGCGCGGGACGTGAGCGGGTTCCTGCCTGGCGCAGCGCCCGTGATGACCGAGGCGAAGGCGATCATGCTTCAGGCGGGCCTGTCGCCGGTCGAGTCAGCGCTTGTTGAGTTGATCAAAGGGCGGCACGGTGAGTTCGCCCTTGGCGCCGTGCAGGCGCCCTGGCAAGCGCTCTGCGACCGTCTGGCGGGTTTGATGCCCAACGGGTCGCGCGTGAGCGTTTATGCGCTCTTTCACGCGCTCAGTGAGGCTGGCTGGCTGGACTGCGGGCGGGTCAAGACGCCCGAGTATCAGACGAAAACCCATGTTATGTGCGCGCCGGAGATCTGGGAGCATTACGGCGGTAATCGGTCCGAGATCAGGCGCTTGTGCGAGCGCGGGCGGGCGGGCGGTCCCTTGCGGGTTGTAGGCTGAAAAAAAAAGCCCGCCGGGAGGCGGGCTAACCGAAGGAGAGGAACCCGTCACAAGCGTAGCATGACCGCCAGCAGCGCGGCAAGTAGCGCGATCAGGGCTGCGGTGATCATGCTTGCGCCTCGATCGGGTGTGAGCCAGCGTACCGGCGCGCAGCGTCGGCTGGCGCGACGCCCGTGTACCAGAAATGCGCGACTTCGGACCACGCGATACGGCCAGCGTACCGGGCGTCAAGCGCGGTCAGCGCGTCAGCAAAGTCAGCATTCCAGCGCGCTTGCTTTTGCGCTTTTGTTTCCCCGTAATGGCGGCGCATGGTCAGACTCCCTCAAAAGTTGCGGTCGGAACAGTGAGCCCGCGCGCGATCGCGTCGCGGGCCTCATAGACGGCGTGCGGCACGTTGACCGGGTTGCCAGTGAGTGCCTCATCCAGCAACGCAAGCGCGTCGCGGGCGGCCGCGAGCAGCTCGGCCGGGTCGACGCCGTCGACCGTCAACGCGGGCCTGGTGCGGATGAGTGAGTCACCGAACACGGTCAGACTGCCGACGCGCAGTTCGCGGTCGGGCATGAACAGTTCGACGTCTAGATGGTCGCGAGCGCGCGTGAGCGCGACGCGCGCGACGCCATGGGCGAATGCAGTGGTGATCATAGTGGACCTTTCGGGTTTGTCGGCGCAAGGCGCGCCCGTCAGACCACAGTGGTCTGACGGTCGAGTCCTACGGTCAGACGGACAGCACCAGCGCGAGCGCGACGTAGACGGCCGCGCCGGCCGCGCACGCCGTCGCGATCAGGCGCAGGGGGCGCTCCTGCGGCTCGAGCGGCTCGCCGGTGATTTTCTCGATGATGATGCGAAGCATGGTCAGTTCCCCCCTAGCAAAAGTTTTTTCAGGAACGGGACCGCCAAGCCGGTCAGGCTGGACAGTTCCCGCAGCGTCATGTTGGGATTGTTATCGTAAATCCGTTTGATGTCGTCGAGCGTGAGCCCGTTTAGCGAGCGCTTGAGCGTGTAGGCCATGGTCTGTTTCCTCGTTTCAAAATTTGTAGTGTATCAGATTGTGCAGCAACCGCAGCACGGCGCATCTTCGCACCGGCCGCGCGTGTTGCGATAGAACGACTGCCCGCCGATCACGTAGTGGTCGGACACCGGCGCGCGCAGGCGCGCGTACGCGCCGGCCGGCTCGAGCTGCACGTCGGACGGTCGGATGTCTGGCGAGTCCAGATCGCGAGCGCTGGCGCGGGCGCGCAGGATTGACCGGCCGCGCCCGTGATAGTCGATCGTATCGCCTGGCAGAATGCGGGCGCCGGTTTGCGCGCAATAGCCTGGAAATTTGGCAAGCATGGTTTTCATGGTTTGTTGTCTCCAATCAGTTTGCGAGCGTAGGCGATCGCTGCGTCAGGGTTTGAATAGGTGCGGGTTTCAATAACAGCGTCCGCGTCAGTGTCGCGGAATTGCACGCGGAATTTACCGACTGTCCAGTCGGCCGTGACCGTCACGGTTAGCCCGTCGGCCGAATTGTCGTGAGCGTAGATTGTGGGCATGGTCAGACTCCGATAGTGGGCGCCCGTGGGCGCCCTGTAGGTTGATCAGGCGGCCGCGCGGAAGTGACGCGCCATCGCGCCGTGAACGACGATCGCGATCGAGACCTTACCCGGACGGTCGGCGCCGTCGCACGCGCCACAGTCTATGCACTGCAAGCGATCACCACCTTCGGGGCTCGCCGGACAGACAATCTCGCGCGCGGCCAATGGTTGATCGGCGGTCCGGACCGTGAATGTCCTCCAGCCGGCCGCGCGCGCCTGCTCGCGGTCGGCCGGACCGTCAGCGCTCGCCATGACGATGGGTGCCAGGTCGGCGGCGATCGGCGAGCGCCACTGGTGAGTGTATCCAGTGTGACCGGCCGCGTCGGCAAGCAAAGCAATCCAGACGTGCGCTGGTATCGCGGCCGGGTCCCCGTAGGCGCCGAGTCTGACCATGCGTCCGGCGAGACGTGCAGCGCCGTCGACCGGCTCAAGCACGTCGTATGAACCGTTGACAAACGCACGGAAGACCGAAGACACGGACTTCGCGACGTCGACGTAGCACGTGCGGATGATGCTATATCCGACCGTAAACCGACCGCGTTTGTCGCGACGGCGCTCGCGACGCGGGCGGTGAATGCACGTACCGCATATTGACGCGTCGGCGCCCGACGCGAGCGCCTCGAGCGGCGACCGGTCGGCGCGCAGGATGTACGTCTGGACCATATCGCCCGTCTTGCTGTTCTCGGAGCGCAGAACAGCGATGCCGACGATCGGCGCGCCGTCAATCATTGACGGACCCTGATAGAAAATGAAGGATTTCATTGGATTGGACCTTTTGGGGTTGAGGGTCAGACAAGATCAAGCACGGACACGCATTGATCGAGCGCGTCATCGCGGAGCGCGCGCCACGCGACGGCGGCAGCGCTCGCCGCCGGACCGGCGAAGCTATACCCGCCGAACGGCGCGTCGACAAGCGCACGGACGGCGCGCAGGGGCAACCGACCGTTGGCGCGGAGACGGTACGTGCCGCCGTGCGTGCCGCCGGTGAGATTGGCAAGGGTGAATTGATTGGATTGCATAGTGGTGGACCTTTTGGGGTTGGTGGCGCGCCTGTCGGCGCGCCGTGAGGGTTGATTAGGCGTGCTCTTCGACGATGTCGACCAAGCCCCATTGTTCAGCGTAGTCGGCAGCGATGGCGCGCGCTTCAGTGAGCCAATCGGCGCCGTGCCAATCCTCGGACGTGTAGGTGCTATCGGCGTCGGTGAACGGATGGTCAGGATAGCTATCGTCGAACTCGCGCACGCTCACGAACGCGAGACGCGCGTCAGCGTCGATCAGAATGCGGACATGGGTGATTGAGAGGGTTTCGGTTGTCATGGTTTGCGCTCCGTTGGGGTAGTCGGGTTTTGCTTGATGATGTGCTGCAAGCACGAACGCTACAAGCTTTGCTGCAAGTTGTCAAACAATTTGTTGCGCGGACGTGGGGCGCCCCGGTGGGGTAGCGAAAAGGGTTTAGGGTTTACCCCTAGTTTTCCCTCTGATGGGGTACCTTGGGGTAATGTTTTTCAATTTTTCAATTGGACCCTAAAAATAAGCCTATACGCTGACGCGTAGGGCGCGCCGTCAGCCCGCGCTCGCAGGCTAGCGACTTTTTACCCCCTGCCCCAGCTACCCCAATGACCCCAGACTGCCCCAAGCCCGTCAAACGCCCCAAACCGCACGCAGCACATTATCGAGCGCTTGGGGCATACCCCACGCTACCCCAAAGCGTAAAGGTCAGACCATTATCCGGCCGTGCGCCGTCAACTTGTGGGGCACTACCCCAACTACCCCAGATGCCCCACAGCGCGCTACCAGGACGGCGGTCGGCGGTCGGCGGTCGGCGGTCGGCGGTCGGCGGTCGGCGGTCGGCGGTCGGCGGTCGGCGGTCGGCGGTCGGCGGTCGGCGGTCGGCGGTCGGCGGTCGGCGGTCGGCGGTCGGCGCGGCCGCGCCAGCGCGGGGCCAGCGCCGGCGAGCCCCCGGGGTAGGGCCGACGCGCCGGCAGGTCAAAATCGGAAGGGTCGCAAACATTTTTATTTTTTACGCTGACTGCCACACCCCACACCACTACACAACAGAAAGTCAGTCTGTTACATTGCACCCCATGACGTTCAAGACCCTGCCAATCGCCGCACGGCAACTGAAGGCCACGGAGGCGCGCCTCCAGTCCGTTTATGACGCAGCCAAGCTTGGTCTGAACGGTGACAACCTGGCGCTCGCCGCCGGGCTGTTGCCGGTCGAGTTTCGGCGGCTGCGCGAGATGGACCCGCTAGTCGAGATGGCTGAACAGAAGGGGCGCGCCGACGCTGAGGCTGAACTGTCGAAGGTGTTGATGGCAGCGGCGCTGTCAGGTGACCACAAGGCGGCGCTTGAAATCCTGAAGCACAAGCACGACTGGGTCGCCAAACAGCAGGTGCAGGTCGACGTCGCGCAACAGATCAGTATATTAGGGGCGCTTGAGGCAGCGGAGCGCCGCGTCATTGATGTGCAGATGAACGAGGTGCTGCCAGCCCATGCAACAGCCCAAGTACAGCGCGGATGACGAACAGCTACTGATGAGCCGTCTTTGGTCTGCCAAGATCAAAGACGACCCAGAGGCGTTCGTGATGCTGGCGTTCCCGTGGGGGCAGGAGCACACACCGCTCACCAAGCACAAAGGCCCGCGCGCCTGGCAGCGGCGCATCCTGCGGCGCATCGCAAACCACATTCGTGAGAACGGCGGCAAGGTCGACTACAGCGTGTTCAGGATGGCGGTCGCCTCCGGTCGCGGCATCGGCAAGTCGGCGCTTGTCAGTTGGTTGGTGTTGTGGATGCTGTCAACACGCATCGGCAGCACAACAATCGTGTCCGCTAATAGTGAAGCGCAGCTGCGGTCGATCACCTGGGCCGAGATCACCAAGTGGCTGGCGCTACTGATCAACAGTCATTGGTTTGAGATCAGCGCCACCCGGGTCAGCCCGGCCAAGTGGATTGCGGAGCTGGTCGAGCGGGATCTGAAAAAAGGAACTCGGTTCTGGTCGATCGAGGGGCGCCTGTGGTCGGAAGAGAACCCGGACGCCTACGCGGGTCTGCACAACACAGACGGGGTGTTCCTGGTGTTTGACGAAGCGTCAGGCATACCGGACTCGATCTGGGACGTGGCGCAGGGCTTCTTTACGGAGAACACGCCGCATCGGTTCTGGTGTGCGTTCAGCAACCCGCGCCGCAACTCAGGGTACTTCTTTGAGTGCTTCAATTCAAAACGTGACTTCTGGGTCACGGAGAACATCGACGCGCGCGACGTCGAGGACACCGACAAGAGCGTCTACGAGCAGATCATCGCGGAGTACGGCGAGGACAGCCCGCAGGCGCGGATCGAGGTGTACGGTGAGTTCCCGGCGACAGGCGATGACCAGTTCATCCCGCCGCACCTGCCCGACGAGGCGGCCAAGCGCAAGCCTTATAAAGATCCGGACGCGCCCATCGTGATCGGCGTCGACCCGGCACGGTCGGGCGCCGACAGCACCGTGATCGTCGTGCGCCAAGGGCGCGACCTGCTGCACATCAAGCGGTACAGGGGCGACGACACCATGACGGTGGTCGGGCACGTCATCGACGCGATCGAGGAGTACAAGCCCACGCTCACGGTGTTGGACGAGGGCGGGCTCGGCTACGGCATACTTGACCGGCTGACGGAACAGCGGTATAAGGTGCGTGGGGTCAACTTTGGTTGGAAGTCGAAGAACCCGGTCATGTGGGGCAACAAGCGCGCCGAGCTTTGGGGCGCGATGCGGGAGTGGCTGAAGTCCGCGCACATACCGGCCGATCGGCAGCTCAAGATCGACCTCACCGGGCCGAAGGTCAAGCCCGACTCATCGGGAACGGTCTTCTTGGAGAGCAAGAAGGACATGAAAGCACGCGGGCTAGCCTCCCCTGACGCAGCAGACGCGCTGGCGTGTACGTTCGCGTTTCCGGTCGCCTCGCGGCAGTCGTCCGAGGCCCGCACAAGCGCTATCACTCGTTCATACAGTAGCCCCGACGCCGTCCGGTCGGGCTGGATGGGGTATTGATGGCTACCAATAGCCTTGCACCCGCGTCTGTAAACGCGCTTTTGAGCGCGTATCAACGCTATGTTGGCGATCCGTTTGCGGGGGCGGTAGGCGGCACTGCGCGCGGTATGTTTGGGCTGTCTGCACCTGAATATGGCGGTGAGATAGGCCGCGAGGCGTACCGAACAGGCCAAGCATTAGGAGTAATGCCGGCAGTTGCCGCGCCTGTAGGATTAGCGCGAGGGCTCACTAAAGTTCCAATAGCTGCCGAACGGCTGCTTAAAGAGCAAAAGTATTACGGGAGGCCGATGCAGAATGCTTCTGAAGGCATACTTACATACATGCCGCCAGAAAAATTTTTGTCTTTGGCGACTGCCGGCACTGACGTGCAAAAACGAGCAAAAGACCTAAAAGCGTTTGACGTTGCAAAGTTTAACGAGGACTATCTGCCGTATTTAGACATTACATTTGGCGGCAAAAAAGCATCTCAAGTAATGTCGCATGAAGGCCGCGCTCGCGCCACCCGCGCAATGTTAGATGGAATCGAACAGATTCCTGTTGTTATTCGTAGCAGAGGCCAACTATTCAAAGATGTTGAAGATCTACCCACGCAAATCATGCGCGAAAAGTCAAGATCAAAGATTGACCTTAGCGACGTTGAGAAAGTAGACCTTCTCATGAAACGCGACTAAACTATGGCCAAGAAATCAGTCAGTCTGTCGGTCGGGCGTGGCGAAAAGCTGCCAACGAGCCAAGGCGCGGGGCTGACCGCGAAGGGGCGGGCCAAGTACAACCGCGAGACAGGCAGCAACCTGAAGGCGCCCGCGCCCAGCCCCAAGACGGAGGCTGACAAAGGCCGGAAAGCGTCATTTTGCGCCCGTATGGGTGGGGTAGCAGCCAATGCCAAGGACGGCGAACGCGCCAAAGCGGCGCTCAAACGGTGGAAGTGCTGACATGGCGACAAAACCTGGGCTTTACGCCAATATCAACGCAAAACGCGCCCGTATCGCAGCCGGCAGCGGCGAGAAGATGCGAAAACCGGGCGCCAAGGGCGCGCCAACGGCCAAAGACTTCAAAGAGTCGGCCAAAACAGCCAAAAAGAGGTAGTTATGCCGCTCGTTAAGTCGCCCAGCAAGGCTGCCTTTCGGAAGAACATCAAAACCGAGATGGCGCACGGCAAACCGCAGCCCCAAGCGGTCGCGATCGCGTACAGCACACAGCGTAAGGCGCAATCGCAAGCCGCAGCAGCCAAACGAGGCAAAGGTAAGTAATGGCTTACGATGACAACGGTCTGTACGGGGCCGCGCAGGTAGCCGACGCGGACGCAGCGCCCCGCCGCGCCAAGCGCAACACGGCAGAGATGCTGTCGGAGATGCGTAAGCGGCTGCGAATCGCGCTGGACGCCTATTCGGACAGCCGGCAAGACCAGTTGGACGACCTGCGGTTCTTTGCAGGCTCGCCCGACAACAACTTCCAATGGCCCGCTGACGTGCTGAAAACACGCGGCAGCGCCCAAGGCCAGACGATCAACGCGCGGCCCTGCCTGACGATCAACAAGCTCCCGCAGCACGTCCGGCAGGTCACAAACGACCAGCGGCAGAACCGGCCGTCCGGGAAGGTCATTCCGGCTGACGACAACGCGGACATCGAGGTCGCGGAGATTTTTGACGGTCTGGTGCGGCACATTGAGTACATCTCGGATGCGGATGTCGCTTACGACACTGCGTGTGAGTGCCAGGTGACGCAAGGCGAGGGCTACATTCGGCTTC